GGAAGTTGCTGGAGTCCTTGTCAGTCAGGATGGAGAAAAGCAGCCAATTCAATACGATGGCAGCAATTGGGATAACCTCACCACTGTCCCTGTGGGGACCGCTATGCGGTTTGCCAATGGTCGACTTCACCTTGTGTCCAGTGGACAACGCAAGACCCTTCAGGTCGGCGATATTCTCCAAAATGGCGACCCTACCACTGCATTGAAATTTACCGAGACCGGATATCTTTTCGGTGGTGGTTCTTTCGCCTTCCCAAATGAAATCACTGCTTTGCACGAGGTTCCGACCCAGGATAAAGCTTCCGGACAAGGAACAATGGTGATTGGAACGACCCGCGATTGTCATACCCTCCGCACGGATGTAACCGACCGGGACGCATGGACCAGTGTTCAAGATTTCCAAGCCCCACTCCTCCCTGCCATAGGTGTCGCTGGCCCCAATAGCATTGTTCCGGTCAACAATGATCTTTATTTTCGTTCATCCAATGGATTGCGGTCCCTACGGATGGCGGTAGGTGAACAGCAATCTCCCGGTTATGGTGGACTGCACCAGGAAATCCCTGAGAAGTTTCAGAAATGGGGATTGAAGCACAATTCCTCCACACATTCCGGAGATCGATTTATCACCACCGTTTTGCCGAAATTGATCAACCATCAATGGGTCTACGAGGGTGCGGTCAGTATCAACTTTGAATCCCTGAACCGTTTGGGCGGGAAGTCCCCAGTGAGCTTTGACGGGTACTGGAGTTTGCCGACAGACCACTATTTCCGGCAACTCTTCGACGTGGACGGCACTTGCTACGCTGTCGTTTATACAGGAAGCGGAGACGAACTTTGGGAACTCCAAAAAGACGGAGCCACGACCGTTGAAGAGACTGGTCTTGAGCAAATAATGGTCACACGGGCAATGAATGCTCAAGATCCGATGGGGCTCAAGACCCTTGGACGGATGGATGTTTGGTTGTCCAACATTCAAGACAACCTCTCAATTGACTTTGAGTACCGAGTAGACAACGAAACAGCATGGAGGACATGGGAGACGCTGGTGGTGACTCTGGCAAGTGCATCCCCGACGACCGACTTTATTCCTCGCTACACTTTGAAGACTCCTCCTGGTAATAAAGTTGCCGGATATTCATTCCAGTTTCGTTTGAAATGGACAGGACGGTGCGAGATAGACTATATTCAAGCGTATCTCAAGCCTCTGGCCGAGCCTCAATTTGCCGAAAGATCCACACCGATAACACTGACGTAACATGCCTGTTAAATATCAACTTTCTTTAAAGGAGGGTTCAACTCCTCCAAGTACAGATGCACCTACTGCGTTGGATGAATTATTGACCCAGATCCGTCAATATACGGAAGTGGCTACCAATTCCGATGATCCTGATTCAGACAAGGTCAGGAGCATCCTGGTTCAACCTACAGAGCCAACCGGAGCGAATGCCAATGACCTGTGGGTTCAAGTACATGCGACAAGCGGAAGACCATTAGCACTCAAAGCTTATACTGGATCAGAATGGAGACCAGTCAATGTCACAAACAGCGGAGATTCAAATAGTCGCCCAGGTGATGCAGTAGCAGGGGAGACCTACTTTGATACGGATATCAATGTTATGTTGATGTACACGGGGTCTGCTTGGGTGACTCAGGATGGATCGCTGGGGGATATCAAATTTGTGTATCTGGACAATTCTCTTTATACTGGTGGAGCAGGATATACGGAAGCAGTTCGACTGAATCCTGGTTGGGAAGCATTCTCTGCGGTTAAAGGACACTCTCTTGTTGCTGTAGATGATACAGATGCTGAAGATTTCGGAGGTACAGAGAAGTATAAAGCAGCAGGTTACACATTTGGAACGAAGACGCACCCGTTGACGGAGGATGAATTAGCGGCACACACACACACCGTTCCAGTTGAATCACAAGTAGGTAAAGCCGGGTCAACTGGTGGGGATGCTTTCTATAATGCAAGTGCGACTACGGAAACAGGGTCAACAGGAAGCGGAGACGCACACGAAAACAGACCTCCATCTTATACCGCATTCTGTATCCGCAAACTTGGCTATGAAACATAAGGGGCAAAACAATGGGATTATTTAGCAAACCGAAACTCAAATACGCTGGAGAACTCGACACTGGCAAAGTGATGGGGGATACCTTCGCCCTCAATCGTCGTTATTTGGACGATGCCAGTTCCCTCACATCCCAAATCTCCGAACGCACCCAGAAGCAAGCCCTTGATTTGATGGAGCAGGCAATGCCTGGGATCTCAAAAGTCCGGGGCATGTTGATGAATCAACTTCAGCAGGATCTCTCCACAACCGGACTCCCGAAGGAAGTGGAGGCGAATCTTTCCCGTAAAGCAGCGGAGATGGGGATCAGTAGGGGAACCGCCGGGGACTTCAATAAGTTTTCAGCCCTTCGGGATTTGGGTATTGAGCACACGAAAATGGTCGAATTCCGTAGACGGATGGCGACCTCTTCCTTGCAGCAACTCTTTCAATCCACGCCCCGTATCAATCCGATGTCACCACAAGCCATGTTGATGACTCCAGGGCAGAACATGCAGATTGCGTCCCAGAATTTGGACCGCAGGCAGGCATTCTACAATGCACAGGCTCAGATGCAGGCTCAACGTAGATCCAGCATTCTTGGTGCAATTTCGGGCATTGCTGGATTCGCTCTGGGTGGACCGTTAGGCGGGGCTCTCGGTGGCAAGCTTTTTGGCGGAGGAAATAGTGCGAATGTTGGAGTAACTGGGAATGTTCTTAATCAACAACAAGCGGCAGCAGATACCGCCGGATTCTTTCAATCTCAATACGGACAATAACCATGGCAGTTTACGCACAAGCCCCTACAGTTCAAAGCAATCCCGTTGGCACGTTCATCAATGCTTTCCAAGCGGGGCAGAACCTCTTCGAGCGGAAGCGTCGACTCTCTATGGAAGAAGAACGCCAGCAACGTGAAGCGGAGAGATTGGCTAAGGCGGAATTGCGAGCGATTGACACGCATCAAAAGAACATGCGAAGCATGGAAATCGCCAATGAGACGAATGAGTTCAATTTGAATCAGAAGCGGGAGATGGATGATACCGCTGCAACCTCTCTGAAAACATTGGTTGAAGAAATGAAGGTATTGCAGGAGGAGGCTGGAACGGACTTGAATAGTTCTTCGGGGATTCCCGATAGTCAACTTCGCCAGAAGCATTTGATTAATATTCAGAGAAAAACAGCAGCACTACAGTCGCGTTTTGCAACCGTGTTTAATCATCCAATCTACGGGCCTCAAGCACAACAATATCTTGGGAATGTAGAACAAGCCCTTATTCCACATGCTGAAGCAATGGCAGCGGACCAGGCAAAGGATGTGGGTTCCTTTTATACTGAATTGCAGAGGATTCAATCTCTGCCACCACAGGAGCGTCGCCAGCATGTTTATGGACTGAAGCGAGATTACAATCTTCTCTTAGGCAGTCAACAGCATGGAGACCGATTGAATAATGAATTGACTGCATTTGAGAAAAGTATCAGCGATGACATCGCTGCTGAAAAGACTCGGAAGGAAGAGCAACGCAAAGAAACTGAGTTCACCCAAAAGCAAGAGGAGCGAACAGTCGTTAAGACTGAAGAACGCAGTAATGCTATCCAAGACCAAATTAAACTGATGCGTGAAATGGATCGGGTCCGTCGATTACGAAATGATATTGCTCAGGGTGATTTTCAAGCAGGAGGTTGGGGTAATATCTTTGAGTGGATCAAAGGCACTCTCAAAGGCGGTTCTAGGAATGCAGCTATGGCAATTGCGGATGAGATCTCAACTGGAGAATGGTTGGATAATGTTTCTAAACTTAAAGGTGCATTATCTGATAAGGAAGGTGCGAGACTTTCTGTTGCAGGACTAAAACGCAGCGATAGTGAAGAAATTTGGTTGGAGAAGTTGAATAATCTTTTGGATCAATATCAAACCAGTAAACAATTCATGCAGTCTGAAGGGCGCTGGTATGTGGATGATAAAGGGAAAGCTGTTTTAGGGGGCACGAATCCCGCCGTAAGTGAAGAGGAACCTGACTTTTCGATCTTTGATGACCCGGTGACAAATGATGACGTGAAAGAGCTTTTGGAGGAGAATTGAGTTATGGGATTTACAAGCGAAGAACGGGTAAAGATCCTTGAGGGGATTCCACTTGAAATTCAAGAGCGTGCAAAAGCAGGCGACCAGGAAGCGGTTAGCCAGGTAAAAACCGCAATAAGCAATTGGAGAAACTCCAAGCCCCCTGATTTCTCGATCATTGATGACCCTGTAATTCCTCAAAGTATCGTGGAAAGGTCTAATGCAATTGAGTTAGCGAAGGAAGGAAACTTTAATTGGGACCAAATCTCTGGTATGATTGATTCAGGTCGATTGACGGATGACGTGATAAACTTCTTCCAAGAGGAGGGGTATAGCACTACCCAGTCAGCAAGTGGAGGGCGAATTTACAATATCGGAAAGAAGTCTAACCTAAAGTACAAGGAACATCGCCAAGCGAAGGGGGTTGTGGATCGTGTAGGAGGCAGTGTAAAAGACTTTGTGACAATCCCTTGGCGAGGATTAGGTGAAGACGACCCCACGGCCATAGACGCTGATGATTTTTACCGACACGTATTAAAGCAACCCAAAGGCGATTGGGCGAGAACGGGTATCGAAAAGCTAATTATACAACAATTGGAGGAGCGGCAAGCAAGTGAGCAGGAAGCTTATGAGAAGTATGGTGATGCAGCAGACATCCAAGCCGCTGGTAAAATCCAATCGATGGTCAACGCAAAAACAATTACCGCACCGAATCCACGGGATTGGTTTCCCACGAGTTTCCAAAAGTCCGAGGATGGTAAATTTCTTGGAAATAAGGATGAGTTAAGGCACTACAAAAACGTCATTAAGGAGTATGATCCCTTCGCTGCACATCAAGCATCACTCTTAGAATATGGTCAACGTGCAGACTTCTATTATCAGCTAAAAGAACAAGACCAGGAATGGCTGGACCGTCTTGAGAAACTTCACCGGGAAGGACGCACCCATCTACACGATCCGGAGGTCTTCGATTGGTTTGTTCGCAGAGGCATGGAAAAGCAGCAAGATCTAACACTCGGTCAAGCAGTTGACGCAGGCAAGCATCTATTGGGCGAGATCTGGAAGGGTGCGGTCGGGTCAAAGGACGGCAAGGGACTGATTCAAGAGTTTTGGGAGGGTGCAGTCCACGGCAAACAAGAAGCACAGGAAGTCAGTGATATTATGGGGGCAGGCTGGAGAGGGCTGGGTAGCGATTACCAGTTACTTAGTGAAAACGCTGGAGGATATTTTTTGGACCGAATTGAAAAGCCGGGCGATGAAGCTAGTCCGGAGGCACAAGAACTCTATAGAAAGGCAAAGAACGAACGCCAGAGACAGTTTCAATTAAGGGCTTTATCCAATCAGGCAGTCTATGCTGCTGGAGCCCATGACCTTGCTAATAAATGGTGGCAAAATCCGCAACAAGCACAAAGGAATCAAATCTTGAGTACTTTCGTCTTCGATCCATTGAATTTAGTGCCAATGGGTGGTCTTGGAAAGAAAGGTGTAGAGGCTGGAGTCAGAACGGGTGTTAATGCAACATTCGGCAGTGCATTAAAGACTGCTAAGAATGCTGCTGATGAAGCAGCGGTTGCGGTTGCCGATGCTCAGGCAGCATTAGGCAGGGAGATTGTTCTGGGCGACCCGGCAAAGGTCATAAATGCGGGAAAGGTTTTGGATGATGCAGTAAAAGCTTCAGATGATGCTGCTGGGAAGTTGGCAGACGTTGCTCGTAGTGCAGAAAATATGTACGAGGAATTGATGCAAGCAGGACCACAGAGAATGTCCGGGCACGCTATAAACATGATGGGGCAAACGGCTGAGTGGATTATGAACAAGGCCGATGAATTGCTCGATGCTACAGTTGTGAAATTTGCACCGGATATAGGAGATTCAGCACGACGATGGTTGGAGACTGGAATCAAAACGACGGTCGCCGCAGGTGTAGGAGGTGTGGGGGCAGGCTTTGCAGGTGCGATTGGTGGGGTGCTGTTAGGTAGTCCAATGGTTCGTGCGATTGCAAGGGATATGCAGAAGATCGGTTCAAATATTGCGTTAGGTGCAAGACTCCAACCACTCCATAGGGCATTGCAGGCAACAGTTGACGCAGGAGGAAATGTCATTTCTCCAGTTTCTAAAGGTAGTACAGCAGGTCTGAAGGCATACGAATTGGCGTTTCCTTTACTTGATCCGGTTGGACGGTTTGCATCTCGTGTGGCAGGGGGGGTCGCATCCGTACAGACTTTAGAGGCAATGGTGATGCAATCCGCAATTGGATTTCTTGGATCTGGGGGGACTTGGCAGGGTGCTGTAACAGGCGGAACTGTTGGATTTGGACTTGCTGGCTCATTTGGCGTTGCTGGCTCATTGACTCCATTTGCCAGTCAGGCACAGGTAAATAAGTTGTCGGCAACCAATGCCAGAAACTATAGGGAAATGCTAAAAGGGACACCTACGGGTGACGCATTCAGTAAGCTTTCATTTGAACACCAGAAGTCGATTGCCTGGGCTATGGGGGGATTTCCGGATACCGGATTAAAAATAATCTCTGACCCGGCACAGGCTGCGGGATGGTACAACCCGAACACAAATGAAATTGGAATTAATACTGCCCGGCAGGATTGGATGAGGCACTTTGCTCGTCATGTAGCGAAGCATGAGCATTCCCACTATGTTGCTCGGCATGTAGGTGTCCGGGAAAAAATACTTTCAACCCTACTTGGTGATGTAAACAATAGAAAAGGAGGTCTTTTTGCAAAGGTCGATGCTCAGGGCAAAGCCAAGTTCAAACTGGACCCGGCAACCCGCCGGAAAATCATGCAAAGTAATACTGCTGGCAAGACAACCTTGCAGATTTCGCAAGAGTTGGGACTTTCACAGGAAGCAGTCTCTTCATTAGGGAGTCAATTGACCCGTGCTGACCTTCGGCGTGGAGACGTATTTGTCGAAACAAACGATAATTTTAAGGAACTTACCCGGCATTATATGGGTCTACTGACACCTGAGTCTGCGAGGGATATTAATGCTAAGGGCGAGAGGTATGTTCAGGAATATATCGCTGAAGAGATCTTCGCTGAACAAGGGGCAGCACAGTTAACGAAATATACTCCATCCTATGCGAAGTCATTTCGGAAACCTCTATGGGCAAAGAATTTAGAAAAGGCATTAAATAGCTCTCGCCTTTCAGGTAGAGCACCCAGCGTATTGGGACGACTGGGAGGACTCTTTGGTAGCAATAAGAAGATTCAGTCCTCAATCCTTGGTGAGTTCTCTGCGATTCCTGAGTTTAAGGAAATATTCGACGGGTATAACCATTCCAAGTCCATCAATGAGAAATTGGAATTGACCGAGGCTCCCGGCGATGGAGTCACTTATGCCGAGATTCTTGATCCTAAAGATTGGGACCCATCTGGAGCAGATCCATCCACCGAATCATTGAAGGCGTGGCTTGCTAACGGAATGCTAAAAGTAGATCCACAGACAGGCATACCTGATGGAATTGAGGTTCAACCTGATGGGAGTTGGCGGGTCCGAGATCCAAGACTCATTCGACGATCCGTTAAAGAGGCAGAGGATGCCGCAAAGGAATTTGGGAAAACGGTAGAGGATTGGCTTAAAAGCAACACGCCTGTTGCTAAGACATCTCAGGAGATAAAAGACCTGCTTGATACCCAACTGCCTCCAGGAAATACCGAGCAAAAGACCGTATTGGACACAATTCAGGATGCAGTCGATACGGGCGTGAAGGATGCGGTGCAGAAGGAAATTCGATCCCAACGAGCAAGGTCCAACCAAGCGACGAAAGACTACATCGATCAAATTGAGCAGATCATTGATGCAAGTATGGTGGATGACGATATGGTCGCTCCAAGAATCACTCTCGACGGGAAGACAATTATTGCAGGACGTTACCTTCCCGACGAATTACTGGATTTCCTGGAGCAATCCGGACGC